AAGCGAAGCGGGGCTACCGCCAAGCGAAGCGGGGCTACCGCCAAGCGAAGCGGGGCTACCGCCAAGCGAAGGAAGTCAAAGAAAACAAGACGCTCTAAAACACACAGACGTCGCAGATAAATTCTTCTTAGATTGAAATTCAATCGTTAAAGAATTAGCAAAACAATGAATAGGCCTTCTCAGTGTATTTCGCACGGAAGCACCTGAAGATATCCTTTTCAAACTGCTCAGAAGGCACCGCATTGTGAACCTGGGTTGTAATTACCTTATACAGGTCAAAGTCAGGATACCGTTCAGAACCATCAGGCTCCATCAAGACATTGTGCCCATCGTCGCATAAGAGCCAAGACCACAGCAAGTTGTATAATTCTGATTCTGTTTCCCTCACAACCAAATCAGGCTCCTCCGATAAAATCGTTGCGTTTTTCTTGACAGGAGGAGATTCAGGGAACAAACTCTCAAAAATACTCACTGTAAATCGTGATAAATCAAAGGAAGGGTTGGGCCACGCTTCAGGTTCAGAGGAATCATACAAGTCTCCAAAATTAAATTGTTCAGCAGCATCATTTCCTTTCTTGAAATCATCTGAATAAAACATCTGATCATTTAATTTATAGATGGCCCGACCAAAATCAATAATGCGGAAGATTTTTCCATAGGTGGGAACTTTGAATGAAAGTCCTCCTCTTGTTTTATAGTGTAAAAACTTCTTCTCTGTGTGCGCCCAGACAACATTATTGCTATGGAGGTCATTGTGTGTCATTCCAAAGACACTCTGAATCGTCGATAAAGCAGCGATAATTTGGAAAACCCAGGCTCTCCACGTCTGCTCCCATTCCTGTGTCCCAGGCTCACACCCAACTTCTTCAAAATTGTCTAATAAATCATCCATCGTTCCTTCGCTTACTTCCGTGTAAATCATCATGACAGGGAATTGTTGAATATCCGCAAAGATTTCCAATTCCTCATCATCATCCGATTCTTCTGTGGAATCGTCTGTCGTTTCACTCTCATGAGACACACTTTCAAAATCAGAGCCATCTGCGGAATGAAGAGACCCTGAGTCTGGAGCATCACAGTGGAACCCTGTTAGTTCCTCTTCAGATGTAATTGATTGTTCAGAATCAGTATCCTCATCTGACGAATCTAACTCTTCAGGTTGCTGAAGGATGGCATCCTTGACCTCCTGAGGAATGCTTTCATCAAAACTCAATCTGAATACCTCTTTTTCTTGACTAGTCCAGAACCACCGCGCATGACGATACGACATATAGGAGTCCGTGATATTGTAGGCATACGTATCGGCTTTTCCACACATCGCACCATAAAATAAATGAAAATGAGGACTGAGATTGGTTTCGCGGAGTTTGCTTAAGGCGTAGGTGGCCAGGGCTTCCACATAGGCTTGATTCATGGGGTCTTGAAGTTTATTCCAAGCGGCTTCCCATGTCTCTTGATGCCAGGGGAGGAATGTGTGTTTGGGGAGACTGTATTTTCCTTGGAGCCAACGAACAGGGTCCAACAAGTGCGTAATTTTGCGGAACCCTGAGATATCTTGAACATCGCTTCCGGTCGTTGTTGTATTTTGTTCAACTCGTAGACTTACTTTACCTGAGCGTTTGGATGTTTCTTGCGATAAAAGCTCTTTTATGCGATGGGAATGGTCTAACCATAAATCCGTTTCTGGGGCAATTTTCAGATTGCTAATTATGCCGATACCGGGATAAAACGTTTGAAGTTGGTCAAACCCAGGCTGATTCTTACACTCAAGAGGTGAGGAAATCAGCTTTGGAACAGACAAAGAACTACCTTTGAGACGGGGATCCATTCTTGTCCTTTCACAGAACTCCTAACTGCGTTCATATACGCGGTAAAAATCTTTTGCTCTTGACATAGGAAATGTCTCACCCCGCAGTGAATGTATCGCTTCGCAAGTTTGATATGAAGAGGATTCCACAGGATGCTGTTGCTATTTTTATTGGTCGTCGTCGCACAGGTAAGTCAACGCTTGTTCGTGACTTATTATTCAATCACCAGGATATGCCTCTCGGAACTGTGATTTCAGGCACAGAAGAATCCAACGGTCTCTATGGAAAGATGGTCCCTCCCATTTTTATTCATGGTGAATTTAGTCCTGTGATTTTGTCAAACTTTTGTAAGCGTCAAAAAATGGTGATGAACAAAATTTTACGAGAGGAGCAAGAAGGTCGCAAAAGCCGTTTGGACCCTCGTTCCTTCTTAATTTTGGACGATTGTATGTATGATGACAGTTGGACACACGATAAAAACATTCGCTACTTGTTTATGAACGGTCGTTGGCTCAAGGTGTTTTTCTTAATTACGATGCAGTATCCGCTTGGTATCCAGCCTGCTCTCCGAACAAACGTGGACTTCGTCTTTATTCTGAGAGAGCCCTATTTATCCAATAGACAGCGTATTTTTAATAACTATGGATCTGCGTTCCCGAATTTTGAGTTTTTCTGCCAAATTATGGATCAATGTACGCAGAACTTTGAATGCTTAGTCATTGACAATACAAGCCAGTCCAATAAAATAGAAGATTGTATTTTCTGGTATAAGGCCGAAATGCATGCTGACTTCCGTATCGGCGCCCCTGAGTTCTGGCAGCATTCTGCGCAATACTACAAAGAAAAAGATGAACATGACGACAGTGCCTATGACCCAAATTCTCACAGACGGTTGAAGGGCCCTCAAATCACCGTTCGTAAGTTCTAAACTCCATATAGAAATGGGTCTTAGTCAAGACAACATAAGCGCAGTTATCATCTTGCTTGTTGCCTGCGTTCTCTTTGGATGCTCTGCCTTCATGCAGTTCCGCACAGAAGGATTTGAGAATTTTTACACAGGAGTTCCCGAAGGAATGTGTGGAGTGGATATGGCGCCCTGTCCGTTTGGAACCCGCTGTATTAACGGATATTGTAAGACTGAAACTACTATTCCCATCTCACCCTCTTCCGGTCTTCCCGTAAAGCCTGAAGGATATATTCGCCTCTAGTAGAAATGGCAAAGCAGGCTGGTTACACTCTCTTAGGACTCGCAGGTGTTCTCTTAGCAATCTTAATTGTAGTTCCTATGCTCAAGCGTATGTTCCCCATGTATTATGAGGGCTACATCAACCCGCGTTGCACCAAGACAACGTGTCCTGAGGGTTCTTTCTGCTTGAAGCAGGCCAACCCCAATGAGGGTGCTGATGCGGACGGCGAGGAAGTCTGTGTTCCGATTGGTCCTAACCAACAATAAACAATAAACATCTAATGTGATTTTTAAAAATCCGCTTAGAAGTTTTTTACTTTGCCTCACGATCCATCTTGCGCTTGATAGCCAAATCCGCAGGACCCGAGAACATGCCGTCAAACTGGGAGGAGCCAGTTCCCAATGACGGAACAGAAGTATCTGTCTCTGTCTCTGTCTCTGCCTTAGAGACGGTGAGGTTCTTGCTAGAGTTGTAATCGGTATCGGCTGCCTGATTGCCATCCATATTCATCACACCCTTGCCCTTGCGGGCGCGCTCACGCTGCTCCTTGTGGAACACTTCACGAGCCTCCTCGTTCTCCTTGTATTTCTTCATGAGGGTGTTGAGCTGGTCTTCGGCGTATTCCTGGTCGGGGATAGCGGAAGGGGAAGGATCCCACGGCAGCCACTTGCCCACCTGACCCACGTAAATGTTGTGGTCCGGGTCCATCTTCTGAAGCTTCTTGGCACGAGCTTCGGCCTCTTCCTTTTGACCATAGGACCCACGAATTTTCATTCCACGCATAGTCGTCTGGAAGTTGTTCTTCGCATAGAAGTCATCTTCTAGCTTTGCAATATTGGTATACATGAAGTCATCAAATTCATCCTTGATGTTGCTGGCGCTGAGTTCCTTCAGATTGGCCTTGACAAACTTCTGGAAATCAGAGACATAGCTCTCAATTGTCAGCGTGGAATTCCGGCAAGCTGCGGCAGCACCACTGAGATCCAGAGCCTCGAGTCTGGTGGCTTCGGCATCTAGCTTTGCGTTGATAGATTGGATTTGCTTCACAAAGAACTCTTCCATTTTCTTCGTGCGGAGGTGAAAATCATACTGGTTGATGAATGAAGTAAAAAAGAACTGGTCCTTCCGGTTCAACACGTTCTCGGGGCTGATGAAACTCAAAAGACACCAGCGCTGGCTCGCGATTTCGGGATCATCGCTCAAAAAGGACTCCTTCTCTTCGTTAGACATTCTACTGGGGTTCGTGGAGACTCTTTAGATGAATAAAACGCAGTGAGTTCAATTAGTCTTCGGCTGAATAGGTCTCTGGAAGAAATTTTCTAAGTTCTGAATATAGAACAAATGGATGTCTCTGAAGTTGTCAATCGCGCTATCAAGTATTTAATTGAGGGCCTCGTCGTAGCTGGCGCTGCTATCTTCATCCCTCGCAAGAGCTTGCCTCTTGATGAAATCACCACACTCGCCCTCGTTGCCGCGGCGGTCTTCGCCGTCTTGGACTTGGTCTCCCCGTCTATCGGTGTGACGGCCAGACAGGGTGCTGGCTTCGGTCTTGGTGCTAACTTGGTGGGCTTCCCTCGCGGCTTGTAAGCAGTTACCCCCGTGTATCAATAATTCTCCCATGATTGTAAAACAATCCAATGAGAAGTAGAATGAAAGTCGGTTGGATTCTTGGTGTTGTCATTGGTATTTTAGCGCTTTGTTTGTTCATGCGGAAGGATGGCTTTACGAGCCCTGGCACGATGGTTCAGCTCGCATCCAGTCATGTTCCTACCCAAGAAGATGTAAACTATTATAAAAATATCTACCCAAAAATGGTGCGTCGTGACCTAACTGACATGACAGGTGGTGACCCTGGACCTATTTCTGTGCCGATGCCTCAATTATGGTTCTAAACGTGATTGTTAGACACTCCGAATATATTGCCAAGATAAATCTTGACAAATCATCTGCCAAATTTTGTCTTGGCAAAACAATTTGTCGCGATTTTTCAAAATCGGGAAATTGGGGAGATATTCATCGAGTTCTAGCAGCTCGCAAAATTTATACAAGACATAGGAATAACTCAAAAAGTTGCTGCGACCCGCAGGACAATGTTTCTGGAAACTTGGTTGAATTTCAATAAACATGTGGCGCAGCTTTTCTTCTGTTTCTCTCGTAATCACAGGGGCATTTTTTCCATTGATGCGGTTCATAATATGAGGCGCATGCTCATAATACTTGTTAAATTTGAGTTTTTTCAGAATTTCACGAATCTTGGATGTCTTAATATTTCCAAGCTCCGTGATACGCTCCTTTTTCAATTCAGTCATAATCGCATCAAAGACTTCTTGAGGAATATCTGTAGATTCCTTGGCCTGAATCTGTGCCAACCATTCATTGAAATGATTAATGCGTTTGTAGGCGTAATAGCTGACTTCACGAGGAGGATCCTTGTAGGAAGGTTTGTCTGAATCCACCAAGACAAACTCCTGAAAGCCGCATTGAGGACAAGTAAAGAGCGCTTCATTGCTACTGAACACCATTTCGGTTCCACATTCATTACATTCTCCATAGGGGTCATCGGGTG